AAAGATTATTTTAGATATATAGCAGATGGTCTTGAATTAGTTGAGTATGAGTCTGGAAATGCAATGAACGAAAGTAAGTCTATCGCTTTGCAAAGCGCTATAGAAATTGGTATTGTTGACATTATAAACCAGGGTAGTGAAAAAGGGTTTTGGACTTTTACGGAGAAAGAATGAGATATTTATTTATTCTTTTATTTTCAGCTACCTTGTTAGCTGATAATGAAATTTATGTGGATCAAAGCGGCTCTAATGCTTCTATTGATCTTGAACAGCTAGGATCTACCAACCTTATTGGTGGAACTTCGGCTTCCTCTGGCTCTATGACTGCTTTGGATTTAGACGGAGCTACTATGGTGCTAGACATTAACCAAATAGGATCTAGTAATATTTTTAGATCAGATGCTATAGACGGCGGTAACTTTACAGGTTTTTTTGAGTTTGATGGCGATAGCAATGTTTGGGACTTATTGATGAACTCAACAGGTCTTAGTTCAACAGACTATGTAAATTTGAACATCGATGTTACAGGCTCAAGCAACACAGCTGACATAAAAATTGGTGAAGATGATGACGCAAGTTATTTGGACTTGGATTGGATTATTACTGGCGACAGCAATGATTTCGATTTCGATATTGATTACGAATATGCAACAAATTATATGGACATAAACGGATCAACTAACACAGTAAACTTTACCGGTAGTGGCTATGGTGCAAGCTCAAGCGACGCTGGATATTTTTATCTTGACCTGGATGGCAGTGGTAATACTTTTAACATAGAACAAACATCTACTTTAGCTCGTGACTGGCTTAAAATCATATCTAACACTTCTAATTCTAATATCTGCGTCGTTCAAAGCGACGGCGGTACAAGCACAAGTTGCTAGTATCGGTGATATTACCGAATTAAAAGGTTATGGGCAGGTAGTAAGAGGCCAGGCATATCCAGCTGAATTAGATTTTGATATTGCCTCAAACGATGAGGTGCAAACACGAGCTGGTCGTGTAGCTATAACTTTTCTTGATGACAGCACAGTTAAACTCACCGAGCACTCACAACTACTGATTGATAAATATGTTTTTGATCCAAACCCAGATAAATCAGAAATGGCTTTGCAATTTGCCAGCGGTACTATTCGTTTTATATCTGGCAATGTAAATAAACTTAATAAAAAAAATATAACTCTATCTACGCCGACTTCACAGATTTTTGTGAGAGGCACGGATTTCACAGCCACAGTAAACGAGCTTGGCGAAAGTTTGATAATTCTTTTGCCCGATCAGTTTGGCGACGCTAGTGGCGAAATATTAGTAACAACCGCAGCAGGCCAGGTTGTATTAAATAAACCCTACCAGGCTACTACTACAACTGTTTTTGAAAGCACACCATCTAAACCTGTTACTTTGGATATATCATTAGAGTTTATAGATAATCTGCTTATTGTTTCACCGCCGAAACAAGAAGTGTCAGAGGAAGAAGTACAGCAAACACAAACCGCTGATTACTTAGATTTTACAGACTTAGATGTGGATTTATTAGCAGAGGATTTATTAGAAGAAGATCCAGACTTTGATTTTACAGAGCTTGATATTGACCTATTAGATGTAAATTTTCTTGAGGATTTGTTAGATGTTATTGATGACTTAGATACGGAGGAAGAAGAAGACCAGCTTACTAATTTTGTTGCCGGTATAAATATAGCAGGCACAGCTGTTGGTCAAGACAGAGATACACAAATAACCACACTAATTCAAGGTAGCCAAGTAAAACTAATTCGTACAGTAAATCAAAGTGCCCAGGTTCTTGTGAATGGAGATCAGTCTTACACAGTAATTTTTATACAAGACGGCGTATCTAAGGTTGTGCAAATAAACGGCACAGGCAACTCAAGCATAACAATAAGGCAAGGATCTTAATGAAAAAAGTAATATTCACGACATTTATAATACTTTTACTACCACTGTTGTTTCAGTTATACCCTTTACAGATTTTAAAGCTACAAACATTTGATGCTTTTGTAGAGAAACAACAACCAAGTGGCAACTTTGTGATTTTAAGTATCAGCGAAGAAGACATAGAAAAAGAGGGTGGTTGGCCTATTCCCAGAAGTCGTTTAGCACAAATACATGTAGATCTATTAAATGCGGGTGCGCTTGGTGTGGGTTGGGTAGTTAGCTTTCCACAACCCGATCGTTTCGGTGGCGATGAAGTTTTTTTAGAAGCATTAAGTTATGGCCCATCTGTTTTATCTATGTATGAATATAACAATGGTGAGTACCCACCTACCACGGGCACTGTTTTGCTCGGTGACAATATATCTGGAATTTCTGCCTCTGGAGTCGTAGAAAATACACAAATATTACAATCTCTCCCCCAAGGTATTTCCTCGGCTCCAACAGAGGTGGATAATCTAGTAAGACGCATACCTTTGTTGTATCAAACACCAGATGGTTTTGTACCAAGTTTTGGAACCGAAGTGTTAAAGATGCTAGTCGGAGCAAAAACTTACATAATTAAAGGTGATGAAAATGGGATTCAACAAATTACTGTGCAAGGTTTATCACCTGTTGATGTAGACCGCTTGGGTAGAAAATGGGTGTCCTGGGTAAAAACACCAGAAACCACATTAGAAGAAATGGATGTCAACGGCAAATATGTTTTTGTTGGAGTAGATGCCGCAGGTATCATGCCACAAGTTGCAACGCCAGCTGGATTACTTGAGCCACATAAAATTCAAGCTGCATTATCTGAGTCAATTTTGTTAGAAAACTCACCCTATATTCCAGATTGGGCGATTGCGGCCGAAATTTTAATTTTCTCGATTTTCGTGCTCACCATTTCAATTCTCCTTGCATATCTCAACATGACTAAGGGTTTGGCCTTCGGTGCAATTTTTGTTGCCTCTACGGGCGTCTTAGGCGTTTTTAGCATCAAAAACGGCATTTTATTAGACTTTTCTTGGACTTTTGTATCAGAAATGGTTATGAGTGGCGTGGTTTTCTATATGCGCTTCCGAGAACAATATAAATTGCGTTTAGAAATTAAAAAACAATTTGAACATTATTTGGATCCACGACAAGTTAAACAGCTCCAGGATAATCCAGATTTACTTAAACTCGGTGGCGAGAAAAAATATTGCAGTTATCTTTTCACCGATTTGCGCGGCTTCACTTCGTTAAGCGAAAAATTATCACCAGAGGAAGTTACAGATATTATGAACAAAACTTTGACTGTCCAGGTAAACGCAGTGCAAAAGTTAGGTGGAATGACAGACAAATTCATCGGGGACGCAGGCATGTTTATTTTTGGAGCGCCCTTAGATTTAGAAGACCATGAAACCAAAGCAGTGCAAGCTGCAATAGATATACAAGAAGGTATAGCTGAACTTAATAAAACACTCACTACTCCAGTCCAAGTAGGCGTAGGTTGTCAGTCTGGGTATGCAGTAATAGGTAATATGGGCAGCGATTCTCGGTTTGACTATTCTGCTATTGGCGATCCTGTCAATACAGCAGCCAGACTTGAAAGTGCAACAAAAGAAGTCGGCGAAGATATATTGATTGGACACAAGACTGCAAAAAATTGTAAACTTGTATTAAAATTACTAAAACCTATTAGCGTAAAAGGTAAAAAAGATAAATTAGAGATATGGACAGTAAATGAGTAAAGTATTTTTAGGCGTAATTGGCGTACTGGTTTTATTGTGTAGTTTTTTATACTGGCAAAACAGTAGACTGTCTGCTCTCAATGATGCTTTTGAACTCAGAGATGCAGAGCAAAAAGCTGCAATAGAAAATTTACAAAACGATTTTACCTTACAAACTAACTCTTTATTAGAATTACAATCAAAAAATCAAGAAATAGAAGCGGAAATGTCAAGGTATCTTGACATTTTCAAACGACATAACCTGTCTAAATTAGCTATAGCTAAACCTGGACTAATAGAAACTAGGGTAAACAATGGGACAAAAGATGTATTCGATAGCATTGAAAAAGATACTGCTGGTATCGACGATCTCGATAGCGGTTTGCAGTTGCAGCCTAATTCCGAGCAATAAAGTAGAAGTAATTAGTAAACCAATAGAACGTAAGATTGTGCAACCAATTTTGCCTAGAGCTGTGGATCCCAGACTATGAGCTTATGTCTTATAATATGCAAGAATTAAAAAGATATATTAAAGAACTGAAAGAGGTAGTTGTTTACTATAGAAAAGTAACCACTAATGAAGGAGAGGGTAATGAGTAAATCACCAGACGCTTTTGTTTACAAATGCAAATTAAAGTCAGTAACCGATGGAGATACTATTCGTCTATTAACCATAGATCTTGGTTTTTCAGTACAATTACACAATAAAGCTGTAAGGATTGCTGGTATTGATACACCAGAAAGTAGAATTAACATAAAAAAATATCCGGAAAGAACAAAAGAAAAAGAACTTGGCTTGTTAGCAAAACAAAAATTAAAAGAATGGTTGGTCGGAGATATTACACTCAAATCTTATGGGACTGACAAATATGGGAGGGTATTAGGCGATGTATTTTGTAAAAAGGGTAATATCGCTGATTTACTTAAAAAAGAAAACCTTGCTGTCGATTATCACGGCGGCACTAAAACAAAAAAATGGGGAGAATAAAATGAATAAAATGGAAATATCACAAGAAGGTCTTGCTCTTATTAAAAAGTTTGAAGGCTGTAAACTTGAAAGCTACCAATGTGCCGCAGGAGTTTGGACAATAGGTTTTGGCTCAACTAGCGGTATTAAAGAAGGCATGGAAATATCACAAGAAAGAGCCGATGCACTATTATTAGAGGACGTTGAGGTTTTTGAAGAAGCTGTAAATAAAGCAGTAAAAGTACCGCTGGAGCAACATGAGTTTGATGCTTTGGTGTCTTGGACATTTAATCTTGGTCCTGCAAATCTTAATGCAAGCACCATGCTTAAAGTTCTAAACGATAACAAAAAGAGTGAAGTACCAGCACAAATGCGTAGGTGGAATAAAGCTGGCGGTGAAACTCTGCAAGGATTAATACGTCGTAGAGAGGCTGAATCACTGCTTTTTCAAAACGAACAATGGCACGAAGTTTAACTATATGTAATACTACCCCTAGGCGTTTTACGCTTAGAGTTGGGTGGTTTTTTACGTCACTACCTAACTGCCCAGCTCGCTTATGAACGAGGTTTCTTTCAAAGATTTTGATATTTTATCGGAGCAAGATAAAGCCGAAGCTGTAGCTCTATTGAATCGTTACGATCAGTTAGAAAAACAAGACTCTTGCCAAGCCGATTTTATTTCTTTCGTAAAACACATGTGGCCAGAGTTTATAGAGGGCAGACACCATAAAATCATTGCTGATAAATTTAACAGGATTGCCGATGGTAAATTAAAACGACTAATCGTATGTTTGCCACCAAGGCACTCAAAATCAGAGTTTGCCTCAACATTTTTTCCAGCCTGGATGATGGGCCGCAGAGGCGATTTAAAAATTATACAAACCACACACACCGCTGAGTTAGCTGTGCGTTTTGGTCGTAAGGTCAGAAACATAATAGATAGCGAAGAATATCAACATGTGTTTCCAGAATTAAAACTACAAGCGGATAATAAATCAGCAGGTCGTTGGACCAGTAATCAAGAAGGTGAGTTCTTTGCTGCTGGTGTTGGTGGTGCAATTACAGGTCGTGGTGCGGATCTTTTAGTTATTGATGATCCTCATTCTGAACAAGATGCCATGTCACCAAAAGCCTTAGAATCGGCTTACGAATGGTACACATCTGGACCAAGACAGCGTTTACAACCAGGCGGAATAATTGTGATAGTAATGACAAGATGGAGCACTAAAGACTTGGTTGGCAAAGTCCTAAATAAACAAGGCGAAGAC